CGTGTTTATCGCGGCTACCGCAAGTCGATGATCGAAGTTGCAGCAGCTTGGGGCGTTAAAGCATTCAAGCCAGACTTCATCGCGACATTGATGGGCTAATTAGCGCGGGGCCTTCGGGCCCCTTTTCCTTCTGGAGTTATTATGGCATTAGTAATCGAAACAGGGTCGCTGATATCTGGTGCGAACTCGTATGTGACCGTCGATAACTTCATCGCGTGGGCTGAGGCTCGCGGCATATCATTCACTCTCGATGATAGTTTGGTCGAGCAGAATATTCTGAGGGCGATGGATTACTTCGAGTCGCTCCACTTCCTGGGCATCAAGGCCGATGAGAATCAGGCGCTGCAGTGGCCCAGGGATCGCGTTTACATAGATGGCTATTCGGTTGAGTCTGATGAGATTCCCAATGAGGTAAAGAACGCCATTTATGAGTTAGTGAAGATTGAGTTTGATGGGGACAGCCCGATCGGTGCTCAAGAGCGTCAGACCGAATCCGAGCAGATCGGCGATATTAAAGTCGTATACAGCAATAAGGCCATGATGAGAAAGCGAACGCCTGCATTTAGTCACGCAGTGCGAAAGCTAATCCATGGCGTCAACTACGTGTCACGTTCATGAGTTTTAATTACGCTCCATTGGCTAAGACGGCCACTAACCTTCTCGCAAAGTATGGACGAGGACTGACGTTTACGCGGACGTCAAAAGGAGCGTATGACCCTGCAACAGGCAAGACGTCTGATACGACGTCGACCTTCACTAAAAATTGCGTTTTGTTTGATTATCGCGACGCTGACATCAACGGCCAAACTGTATTGGCAGGAGACAGGCGGGCCGTCGCAGAGGCTCACGCATACCAAGTTGGTGATACGGTCGCCATCGGATCAGACATATTCCGTGTAATTTCGGTCAGCAATAATCAGCCAGGAGATACCGCCCTGGTCAGCGAGCTGCAGATCCGAAAATGAGCAAGACATTCACAGCAGCGATTAAGGATTTTTCCGAGCTACCCGAGAAGGTCGTCCGAGGTACGCTTATCGGTATGGGCTCCAGGATCATCAAACAGTCACCAGTCGCTGATCCAAGCTCATGGAAACAGCCAGATCCTAGCCATGTCGGCGGTAGGTTTAGAGCTAATTGGCAATTCAGCATTGATGCGCCAGCGTCGGGAGCTGGGCAGGCTCCAGATCAATCAGCAGGCAATGCAAATGCACAGCTTTTAGCTAATGCGGGTAAGATGGTCGCGGGCAATACGTTCTACATGACGAATAATGTCCCATACGCCGAGCGACTAGAGTATGGATGGTCAGGGCAGGCGCCTAACGGAATTGTGCGAGTCGTTCTGAGTCAGTACAAAACATTCATCGAGGAGGCGGCCAAGAAATGACGGTATTTAACGATATCCAGGCAGCACTCGATACCAAGCTGGCCACGATTACAGGGACGCCCATCGCATTCCCTAATGTTCCATATACACCGCAGGCTGGGACGACCTACCTGCGAGCAGCATTCCTACCAGCAGACACGCTCCAGGCTGCCCTGGGTGGCTCTGGCAAGGATGAGACCAATGGTATTTACCAGGTCGACGTTGTAACGCCTCGGGGCTCAGGGAGACCGTCAGAGGTAGATACGGTGGCAGATACGTTCAAGCGAGGTACAGTTTTGACGTATAATAGCCAGAGCTTGCGAGTCCGATCGGTATCGATGGGGCCCGCTATTTTGGACGAGGAGTGGTATTTCATACCCGTCTCGATAGACTTCCAGACATATACTGAGGCCAGAACATGACATTCGCAAACGGTGCACAGCACAGCCTACACTATATCGCGGAGACCACGTATGGCACCACGCCGTCGACTCCCGGTTTTAAGCCAATTCCACACACAGGGACCACACTCAACGTATCCAAGGATGCGGTCGAGAGCGAGAAGCTGAGAGGCGATCGCCAGGTCGAGGACTTCCGTCACGGGAATAAAACCGTCGGCGGTGAGATCAGCTGTGAGCTGGAGTATGAATCCTTCGACGATCTGATCCAGGCTGCCCTGTGTGGCGCCTGGGCGTCAGACGTACTCAAGGCAGGTACGACTCGTCGCTCGTTTACCCTTCAGCGCAAGTTTGGCGACCTGGCCACGCCTGAGTTCCACACGTACAAGGGTTGCGAGATCAACTCAATGGCGCTATCGGTATCTCCTAATGCGATGGTCGGATGCACGTTTGGCGTCGTGGGCAAGGATTTGGCAATAGCCACATCAGCGATCACTGGCTCTACCTTTGCAGCTGATGCTGGCATGGTGCCATTTGATTCATTCACCGGATCAATCTCAGAGGGCGGAAGCTCAATCGCAACTGTCACATCTGTCGAGTTCACCCTGGAGAACGGCATCGAGCCATTGTTCTCGGTAGGCAGCCAGACCACTAATCGCCCATCAATCGGTCGATCTCGAGTGACTGGTACGCTCACCACGTACTTCGCGAGTAAAACTCTATATGAGAAGTTCTTAAACGAGACCACATCGAGCATCACGCTGACGCTGACTGACCTAGACGGCAACAGCTACGAGTTTGATTTCTCGAATGTGAAGTACAACAGCGGCCAGCCTGACGTATCGGGCGAGGGCGCGGTGACTATTGCGATGGATTTTGTGGCTCTGTACGACAGCACAGACACCTCACAGATCAAAATCACACGCTCTGACGCCTAATGGACTTCGCAGAGTTAGCTACAGCCCAGGCTCACGCCCAGGGTGCTGAGTGCAACATCACAAACCCACTCAACGGAGAGGCCACAGACGTGTTTATCACGATCATGGGTGCCGACTCCCGCGAGTGGCGTGCTGCTAAGAAGGCGCAGACGTCTCAGATACTGAAGGCGAAAAGCCAGGGCAAAGAGGATAGTCTTGATTTCGATAAGATGGATGTCGATGCCCTGGTCTCTGTCACTCTGGATTGGCGCGGCATTGTTAAGGATGGCGAGGAATATGAGTTCAGCAAAAAGAACGCCCGCGATCTTTACCAGGACGCTCCTGGCGTAGTCAAACAGCTTCTCGAGTTCCTGGGCAATGGCGAAAATTTTATAAGCGGCTGACCGACGAGTTTGTGGCGTTTGGTCGGTGGTGTATGTGGATACACAGCACCCCTGATGGCTCTGACATCAGCCGATTTGAAACGCTGAAGCAGGTTGAGAAAACGACGGGCGTCACGCCGCCAGACCTCCTATCAGCACCAAAATTGAGCGCAGATCACGACGATGCGTGGAAAGCGTACACGTCGATGCCGACTCACTCATATGTGGAAATAGCAGCATATGAGCAGCTCACGGGTGTAAAATTGGACCCTTGGGAAGTCAGCGCGATCATAACGCTGAGTAAATATCGAGGAGCGCCGCCCGTATGGCCACTGAAGTCGGATCATTAACGCTAAAAGTCGACACGGCAGGTGTCAAAAAAGGCAAGGCGGACCTGGATAAGTTCAGCCAATCAGCCGCTGCTGTCGAGGAGGCAATCGAGGACATCGAGGAGGCAGCAAAAGACGCTCTGCCCCCACTGCAGCGGCTACCCGAAGCCGCAAGTGACGCCATTCCTAAAGGGCTGCCAGACGCCGCAAACGATAGCGGAAACCGATTAGGGGATATGGGTCGAAAAGCGGGCATGGCTGGCATTCAATTCGAGCAGCTGGCTGGTCAGATTGCCGCTGGTCAGAATCCCATGAGAGCGGTCGGCGTCCAGGCTGCTGACTTAGGATTTGTCCTGGGAGTGCCCTTACTTGGTGCGATTGTCGGTATTGGTGCAGCGGTCGGCAGTGTATTAATCCCCGCCCTCATGGGTGCTGAGAAATCAGCCGACGATCTCGAGGAATCCCTCACGGATATCGGCAAAATCATGTCCGAGGATGCGGCTACTGGCGCGATGAAGCTCAGTGACTCATTCCTGAGACTTGCAAAAACCAGTCGTAACCTGGCGGAGATCGAGCTTCGAGTGAAATATGTCGAGGCGATGCAGAATGCAACAGCCGCCCAGCAGCTGATGATCGACAGCCTGGACGAGCTGAGCGTCACACACCTGACAGCGGGAAACATGGCGAGGGGTAACGAAACTCGCCTGAGAGCATACGCCCAAGAAATGGGCATATCCACACAGCAAGCTGACGAGTTACGTAAGGCAATCGACGCGATGGCGGCTGGCAATGAGGGCGCAGCTGCGTCTGTCACGTCAATGATCAATGAGCTATTGCAGGTCGACGGCGTCACTGACAAGTTCGCTCAGATGGCTCTGCCTGTACTTCAGGCGGCGATGACAATGAAAACCGCCGAGGAGCAAGCCGAATTCTTATCAGAGGCCCTGGCTGATATACCAGGCGCTATCCAGGAGGCATCAGAATCAAGCTCAGAGTACGCAAACTCAGCCCAGGGCATGATTGCCGCCATGGAAGAAGAAGCGGCTACAGCGGGCCTCACAGGCCGTGCTCTCGCTATTCTCTCGGTAGTCAGGCAGGCCGAAGCCGAGGGGCTGGCTCCTGAGAAGATTGCCGCTCTGGCTCAACGAGCTGGCGCTCTATATGACGAGGCCCAGGCTGCAGAGGCGGCTACAGCGGCGATCGAAGAGAAAGCCAAGGCCGAGCAAAAGGACGAGAGCAAGAAAGCGGCGGAAGCGGCCAAGGTGCTTGAGCAGATTATGGCCTTGAATGACACTGAACTGGAAGCACTTGAGAGAAAGGAGGAGCGGCAGCTTGAAATACTCAAGGAAAGGCTCGAGGCTGGAAAGCTCGCAGAGGAAGAATACCAGGCTGCAGTCACTGAGATCGCGGAACACGGGGCTGCACGTCGTGCTGAAATCTCAGCGAAGGAAGCGACAGATCGAGGCCAAGGATCACTCGAGCTGACTGACGCCCTGATTAATATGGAGAATCTCCTATTCGATCACAAGGACAAGAAGTCGAAGGCGGCACTACGCATCGGCGTCAACCTGGCAAACGCGGAGAAGCGCGAGAACGCCAAGAAAATCATGTCTGACGCATACAGCGCTGCGATGTCCGCATACAAGTCACTCGCTGGCATACCCTTCATCGGGCCCGCATTGGGCGCTGCTGCGGCGGCTGCCATCCTGGCTACTGGGGCACAGTATGCGACGCAATCGCTCACAGGACGCGCTTTAGGCGGTCAGGTACGCCCTGGCGAGTCATATATGGTCGGAGAGCGTGGCCCTGAAGTGCTGACGATGGGGAATACGGGCGGCTCCATAACTCCAAACGAGGCTATCCGAAACAATCAAAGCAGCCAGGTGGTCAACAAAACAGCAAATGTATCGTTTAACATACAGGCAAACGACACCCAGGGATTTGATGAGCTACTGGTGCAGCGTCGAGGTTTAATCATCAATGTCATCAATGAAGCCCTGAATGATCAAGGTAAGGCGGCGATCGCATGAGCTATCCAACTGACCCAGAATTCTCAAGCGTTGAGATTACGTCTCGACACGCAAATCTGAGAACAGAAACCCGAAGCGGCAGGACACAGGTGCGCTCTCTAGGGGCTCAGAGATGGGCCATTAAAGGGCGATATAACGATCTCAAGCGGTCGGAGTTTGCGCCCGTGTTTGCGTTTGTGATGGCTCAGAAGGGCGGCGTCGAGGAGTTCACCATCATCCCTCCGGTCGTTTCTAGCTCGTCAGGTGGTGCTGTCGGCACGATGAGAACAAACGGAAGCCATGCAGCAGGCGACTCAACGATAACGGTCGACGGCTTTTCAGGGGTAATCAAGGCGGGCGACTTTGTGAAGTTTGGGAACCATGACAAGGTTTACATGGTGACGTCTGATCAATCTGGCGCGGGGACTTTGAATATACAACCCGGCCTGGTCGAAGCTGTAGCTAATAATGAGGCGATCACTTACAACAGCGTACCGTTTACCGTACGGCTAGAGAACGATATCCAGGAATGGTCGCTCTCGGGCTTTGACAGATACAACTTTGAAATTGATCTGATTGAGGTGCTCTGATGCCTCGGAATCTTAACGCCACGCTAAAAACTGAGCTTGCGAAAGACGGCTTTGATCTATGCACCTTGATTTTCATCGATATCGGGACGGGCATTTATCTTACTGACTACTTCCACAGCGTCAGTTATGGCGGGGATACATACAACACCAGCGATCACTTAGTCTCGATTGGGTCGCCCAGAGAGTCCCGTGATCTGCGCGTTAATACGTTGAATGTGACGCTCTCAGGTGTGGAGCAGACGTACATAGCGGCCTTCTTGCAGAATGATTTTGTGAATAGGCAGGTTCTGATTTACAGGGCGGCGATGAGTGCCGGAAGCATTGTCGGCGCTCCTATGGTTTTGTTTGATGGTCGCCTGACCCGATTTGAGGTCAAAGAGAGTGATCGCAGCTCTGAGGTGACCCTGGAGGTCGCTAGTCACTGGGCTGACTTTGAGAAGAAGGCCGGGAGACTGACAAACAACAACTCGCAGCAATTCTTTTTCCCTAATGATGTTGGTTTTGAATATGCGGCAAATACTGTCCGCGATCTGAAGTGGGGACGAAAGTAATGGGCTTTTTGAGCAGCATTGTAAAAGCATTTACAGGCCTTCTCGGCGATATTATTGGCTTCCTCGTCGGCGCAGACTTTGACGACATGGAGGACCAAGCTCGTGGTGCGCTGGTCAATAAGCAGTCAAACATTGATCCCATTCCTGTCGTTTATGGCAAGCGTAAGGTCGGAGGGGTTCGAGTATTTGTCTCGACAGGCGGAGGCAAAAAGAATGAATACCTCCATATCGCGCTTGTGCTCTGCGAGGGCGAGATTCAGGCGATCGATGAGGTTTATATCAATGACAAGATATCAACGCATAACGATTATAACGGCCTTTTGTCGATCACTAAGAAGCTAGGAACCGACGGCCAGCAGTACGCGAGTATCCTGTCTGGCGCTGATGACACCTGGGGAACCAGTCACCGATTAAGAGGTGTCGCGTATCTGGCAATCAGAATCAAATACGATGCGGATGTGTTTGGCGGCATACCAGAGATTCAATGCGTCATCAGGGGCAAGAAAGTCTATGACCCACGCACTGGCGTCACTGCATATTCGACAAACCCGGCGCTCTGCCTTCGTGATTACTTAACGAACACTCGATACGGAAAGGGCCTGCCGTCGTCAGTAATTAACGACACGATGTTCGGTGATGCCGCTACCTATTACGATAATACAGAGGTGACGCCGTACAGTGGCGGTTCAGACATAAAGCTCCTGGAATGCAATGCGAGACTTGATACTGGCAAGACCATATTCAACAACGTCAAAGAGCTGCTCCAGGGTATGCGCGGCCTCATGCCATACAGTGAGGGCCAGTACGGTCTAATCGTGGATAAAGCGACTACAAGCTCGTTTGACCTAAACCCGGACAACATCACCTCAGATATCACGGTTCAAAATGCGGGCAAGGGCAAGCGGTTCAACAGGGTAATCGCTAAGTTCCCCAACCCCGACGCAAACTGGCAGCTGGACTCTGTGACATTCCCGAAAGCGGGCAGCTCTGATGAGACGACATTCCTATCGGAGGACAATGGTGAGGAGCTGATAAAAGAGATGCAGCTCAATACCATCACGAATATATACCAGGCGCGAGACATTGCTCGGATCGTATGCCTGGCGAGTCGCAAGAACGTCAACGCCGTCTCACTCAAGGCCACATCAGAGGCCATGGATATTGCAATCGGTGATGTCGTAAGCCTGGAGCATCCAAGCCTGGGCTGGACGGGCGCCGCGATTCAAGACATGAGAGTTGTCGGTACTCAGCTGCTCGACAACGGCGAGGTGAGTCTGTCGCTCCTGGAGTACAACGGATCGATCTATCCCTTTGCCCAGGGTGATGAGGACAGCGACAATCAGGACACGACACTGCCCGACCCGTTTGACGTAGGCGCTCCACAAGCTCCTATAACGGCCACAGAGCGTGTTATCCTCGGACCTGATGGAACGTATCAGTCAGCCATTACTTTGGACTGGGCAGAAGCTGACGACGCTTTCGTGAGTGAATACGAGGTGCAGTGGAAAAAGAGCACCGATAGCGTATATGAGAACAACGCTCGCACAGAAGAGACAGAGATCGACATCTTCAATCTCGAGGTGAACCAGACGCCTGGCAGCGAGATCACTTATAACTTCCGTGTGCGCTCGATTAACACGCTGGGCGTCCGTAGCGCCTTCTTGGAGCTGAATTTTTCCCTTGATGGCGACGTAACGCCGCCAGCACTGCCTGGTGATTTAGATGCAGAGGGCGGAATCAACAGCATCACATTTACGTGGAGCAATCCGACTGACTCTGATTTCAAGCACTGCGAGGTCTACGTCAACACGGTAAACACGATTCCCACTGATCCTACATCTATTATTGATGGCGAGATTTACACGCAGATTGGGTTGAATGGCGGTGATCGACGGTATTTCTGGCTCAAGTCTGTCGACTTCTCCGGCAACAAATCAGCGGCAACCAGCAGCGTCACAGATGTCGCTGTGAACGTAACCAGCGGAGATATAGAGCCCGGAGACATAGCGGGGCGCGGCCTCTCGATGCTTCTTAATGTGTACGCGGATGGCGTAACGGCAAATGCAGGAGAGGGGGCCCTGGTTGGCGTCGACCTAGATGGAACGCCAAACTTCGACAGTGATGGATTTGTCTATTACGACGGCGAAAAAATAACCATAGAGCATGACCAGTACACCAACGCAACCGGCAGTTTCACGTTCTTAACGTCAGTCGCAGACAAGCAGGGCTTCATCGTCTTTGACATTAACAAGACCAAGCCGTTCACGATTACAAATGGCCCGACAGATATGGATTGTGCGTTTGTTTGGGTTGAGGATGACGTTTATTACTACGACACCAACACCAGCGCGCAATCATTTAACCCAAGCACCATCACAGGCAACGCAACAGGCGCCGACTATAAAACAGGGACAAGCACAACAACCCCTCACTTAGTAGCAATCGGAGCAATCAAAACAACCTCCAATGGTGCAGGCGATGACATCATTGCGGGCGGATTATTTGCGGAGCCTATAGACTTAGAAGCCACTGAGATCGCCGAGGGCGTCATTGTTGGGCGCCATATTGCGGCAGATACTATCGGGGCAGATAAGCTCACGGTAAACAACCTGGCGGCTATTTCGGCTGATCTTGGGACGATCACCGCAGGCACTATCAACGCGACTGACGTTGATATCACAAACCTGACCGTGAACAACCTGGTGGGCGACGTCACAACGATCGACACGTTCACAGCGACGAATGTCCCGTTCCAAGTGCAAGCGACGTTCACGCGCTCAATGGTAAGCATTACCGCGCAGTCTCACGCATACAGGCCATTCGTAACCATTAACGCCACAGCTCAGCTTCAGGACAACATAACCGTCTGGGGCGAGCTTCAGATGCGCGAGAACAACACAGCAGGCAAAACATCAATCGGAACAGTCACGGCGTCACAGCTAGGGTTCATTGATGAATTCTTTTTCCTTGATGCTTATGTAGTGTTACCCACAAGCTCATCGGTTCAAGTGGGCGACCTGATCGACCTGACCACCCGCTCAACGGCATCTTATAAAGTGGTGAGCATTGTAAATCTATCTAACTCTTTATTCGTTTATGTAAGAACACCAACGGGCGCTTTGGTAACTACAGCTCCACCAACTGGCGCATATTCAAAGTTCCCACAAACAGCGGCATGGGTAACTGTCTCAAAATCCTATGTAGTGGAGAGGTCAGGACCAAGCTGGAAGCCGATGTTTTTCCAGGGTGCATTACCGGACAGTACGACAAACAGTGTCGACGTTCAGGTGGTGTTTTACCGTAGCGGCACAACGAGCAACAGCACAGCAACGCCGCCAACAACGACAAGCGGAAGCAAAAAATTCGGCATCATAAACATCCAGGGCACTGCGATGCTGGCGAGGTGATCATGTACGTAAAAGTAATAAACAACGAGATCGATGTAGGGCCCCAATCGTCTCGTGGCTACGGTGATAATTGGTATTGGTATGAAGGCGCCAGCCCGCTGGATGCGGCCTTGAACGAAAAAATCGTGGTTTCCATAGATGGAGAAATCGCCACAGGCGCCTTTGTGGTCGACCCCGACATAAGCGATGTCGCAGAGGATTATCAAAGATCAGTAAGAAATGACTTATTGGCTGCAAGCGACTGGACGCAGATGCCAGACAGCCCGCTAAGCGCATCAGCAAAAGCACAGTGGGCGACTTATAGGCAATCATTGAGAGATGTGCCGGAGCAATCGGGATTCCCTGACGATATAACGTGGCCAACTGAGCCGACGTGATAAAATGAACCTTTTACGGAGGCAATATGTCGACCATTAACCTAGTGCAGGGCGATACAGGCCCTCAGATTAGCGTAGTGCTCACCAGAGAGGGCGAGACGTCGCCAGAGGATCTCCAGGGCGCCACTGCCGTCCTGCGCTTTAGAAAGAAAAACACCAAGACCGTGCTTTTCACTCTGAACAATGTTGCGAGCGATGAAAACCTGGCAAGCGGGCAGCTGTATTTTGTATTCAGTGCAGGCCAGCTGGATTTAGATCCTGGGTTTTACCAGGGAGAGGTCGAGATCGTCAGCGATGGCGTCAGGGAGACCATATATGAGCTGGTCGACTTCTATCTCAGAGAGGACTTTGGCTAGAGATGAGTTCATTAAAGGCGGTAATTAGCGCCGCCCGGCTACTTGCTACAAGCACAGGACTGTCACTAAAGGCGACAGCGAGGACTTTCGCCCTCAAAGCCGAGGTGACCGTGGGGCTCTTTCTGCGGTTCTTATTCCTGTCTGACACGGCGAACCTGTCGGACAGCCAGGATCTAAATGCCAGCAAAAGCCTCTCAGAATCACCGAGCGCCTCAGACAATGACACGCTGAGCATAACCAAGCCAGAAACCGACGCAGCAGCCTTTACTGACGACGATATCCTGGCCGCCATCAAGAGGCTCTCAGAGGCTCCTGTCGCGTCTGATAACGATACCCTTGCGATCACCAAGCCCCTATCAGATAACGGCGCTGTGGCCGAATCTGCGAGCCTACAGCCCACTAAGGCGTTCAGTGACTCAGCTGGCTTGCAAGACGATGACACGCTTGATGTAACGAAAGTCGCAGGCGATGACACTGCCTATGATTACTGCGATATCTCTTACTTTGGCGAGGATTACGTCGAAGGCGCTAGGATAGAGCGCATATTCGTGGCTGAGGATAATGTCTTTGACATCACTAAGCTGCTGACTGACCAGGCATTCGCCACTGACGATCTGGATGGCGAGGCGACAGCAGAGGACGACCAGGAGATTCAATTTGTTAAGACTCGCACAGACCTGGCGAGCATCACAGACGTGTTTGACAGGGATGTCGTTTTTGTCCGTGATTTCAGCGAGGCGCCAGCTGCCAATGACGATCAGTCACTCACGATTGGCAAGGGTTTAAGCGAATCACCATCGGCGACAGAATCGCACACAAAGGCAGTCGGATTTAACAAAGCAGACGCTGGCACAGTATCAGATGCCGACGTTTTGAGCACAGGCAAGAACTTGGGAGATAATGGCGGTATAATCGACTCACAAGTTGTACAGTTTACTAAGGCCAGCAGCGACTCAGGGGTCGCCTCTGACTCTGGTAATTTACGCAGTCAGGGGTACTGCGATTTCACTTACTTTGCCGAGGATTATGTCGGCGCATCGAGGACATTTTAAATGATGAATGATGGATTGAAATTACGAGGCGATGTCGCACTGGTTCTCCGGGACAAGAAGGGCAACATCAAAGAAGAGCGCAAGATCAAGAACTTGATCGTGAATGCGGGCTTGAACTTTATCTGTGACCGCATGAGAAACGATGAGACAGCAATGAGTCACATGGGTCTTGGCTCTGGAACTACAGCTGCAGACGCTGGCGACACGTCCCTGGAGTCTCAGTTGGGATCGCGTGAGGTGCTGGACTCTGACACGGTATCGGGTAGCACGATCACCTATACAAGCTCCTTCGAGGCTGGCGACGCGACCGGAGCGGTCAGTGAAGCCGCAATATTCAATGCGCTATCGGGCGGGACTATGCTTTGCAGGACGGTTTTTGCGGTCGTGAATAAGGCATCTGACGATTCGCTTTCGATCACATGGCAAATAACCCTTTCAGCATCCTAATTTAGTAAGAGGCCAATCATGACTACGATTACAACACGCGCAGGTAAGGGTTCGCCTCTCTTGAATTCTGAGGTTGATGCTAACTTCACGGGCTTGAACGATGACAAGGTAGAAACGTCTGGCGACAGCATGACGGGCAACCTGTCATTCGGGGACAACAACAAGGTTATCCTCGGGAGTGGTAGCGACTTACAGC